GTCCATTGTTAGAGTTTTGCCTTTGGCAAGCTCATCTAGAAACCGGCCTTGGCGCCGGTTTTTTTGTGCCCGCAGAAACGCAAAAGCCCCGAACTAATCGGGGCTTTGTCATTTGTGCGGCGAGGAAAAAAGAGAGGGCGACTCCAGAGGGTGCTGACACACCCAAGGGAGACGCCAGATCGCAGATGTAGCCTGCAAGCCAGCCAAGGCCCTCACTGCTCGCGCGAGCGGGGCGGAGCCTAGCAGAAAAACTTAAGGCTTTGCAGATGCTTAGAGACATTCGTTGCGGTAATTGCAAACGACTTCTCGCCCGTGCGGGTGGGGTTCAACAGCTCCAGATCAAATGCTCCCGCTGTGGGACGCTGAATCATGTGAGGGCCTCGAGCCCCGAGCCATCGCCTATGAGCGACAAGACTGCGGATTATCCGCACATCAACGCTAACTCATAGGTAATCAATATCATGCCTTTCAATTTCCCTAAACTTGCCAAAAACGGCGTATCTATTTTCCCTCCAAAAACTATTTTGGGTGTCAATCAGTTCCTTAAGTCGCCTAATGGGCGCTATAAGTTGTTGAATCAATCAGATCTGAACCTTGTTTTGTTTGATGGTACAACTCCGGTTTGGACTGCTGACCAAAATGCGTCGTATTCTAATGAGTTTTACCCACAGAAGTGGCAGAAAGACGATGCCTCTCAGGTCTACATGAATCATATTTTAGGGATTCTGGACTTGAAACGTCGCCGTATTTGGAATACGCGGAACACTGATATTCCTTACGGTGGCAGCTTCGCAAATGCGGCGGGTCGTACTTTCTTGCAACTGCAAGACGATGGGAACATGGTCATCGTGGATCTATTCCCTCTGTGGGAGATTACCGCCTCGGTGTCCGTCAAACCCCAAGTCCCAGCAGCAATTATTCCGCCAGGCACTGTCATCAACCCAGGCAAAACGTTCAATGTGGGTAAAGCCCGATTGGTCTTTGAGGCTGATGGCAACCTTGCCTTCTACGGAGATAGCAACAACCTGATCTGGTCGTCGAAAACCCAGAACATGGGGGGCGCATTCGCAGTAATGGAGCAGGATGGCAACCTTGTCATCTATACCGCTGATAAAAAACAGCTCTGGAGCACTGGGACAGGTGGCCACCCAGGTGCCTACGCACGGATTCAAGAGGATGGTAGCTTCTCTATCGTCTTTGACCGCGTTTGTTGGGCTCGTTTTGGCTTTACCCCAACTATTAAACCGATCCGAGTTTTCAACCCGAATGCCGGTACCTATGATATCTGGACTTGGAAGTTCTAAAGCGAACTTCCCGAGATCAATGATCTTGCGTTATTAAGCCAGACACCATCCTCGAAAAAGTTCCCTCATCAATTGCCCGTCCAAGATATAGGCCTTTGTGTGGATGCCTAAAAATCATCCACAGCCAGAGCTAAGGTAGGTCCTTACGGGCCTGCCTGGATACTGCTAGCCGGTAGTGTGGTGTACGGAAAAACACCGGCAGCCCGCGCATCCACTCCCTCACTATGCAGGTGGATGGCGCGAGACTGGACCGGCGAGACTGGTGCATCAGGGTGCCAGCGCTGGAATGGTCTTAGGCGGACAGGTGGGGAAAGACCCACGCAAATTCAGGCCGGCTCGACGGACACCACCAGGCGTTTGCCGAGCGCGGCCAGGGCGCTTTCCAGGGCCTCCAACTTCGTGCCATGCATGAGGTCAACGAGCCGGTCACCCTGGCTCTGGCTTACGCCGAGCAGGCGACACAGATCAGCCTTGCGCATGCCTTTCTCAACCATCGAGTTCCACAGTTCGATTTTTGCCACTGTGAGTGCGGACAGCGCTACTACTGGCTGACCCTCTTCAGGTGCTGGCGCTCTAGGGATTGCTCGACGTTGATCCACGTAAATTGAGAGCGCGGCAGGCATCAGGATGCCGGCCTCTGCCAAGGCTTCGTCCAGGTCATCCCCGGCGGCGTTGAACTCCGGGATGGTGTCGCAGGTAAGCGCAACACCTGGAGTGTCTTCGGTGTGCACTGTTACCGGGTAGTCAAACATTTCTAGCCCTCCCTCGGGCGGCTCTCTGAGTGATGTTCGCTAGGCGAGGCGATGAATCGGTTTAAACGGTGGTAGGGGCTCATTTGAGCCCCAGTTGCTTGATGATTCCTTTCCGGGTTCCTTCTTTCATTTCCTTTGCGCCGTGATCCGGAAAGATCGTTTGTTTGCCTTCGAAGTAGATTTTGAAATGGCTCGTTCCGTTTAACGATTCGAACCTTACTCCTCTGGCTTTCAGCCACCGTTTGAACTCGTTGTAACTCATCACCTCGCCTCGTTGTTGTGTGAGTTCAGTATACAGCAAATTTGCTGTGTGTATAGCAAATTTGGGATATTTATTTCGTGCCGCCCGGAGTCGAGTGCATGGAGAGTTTTCATCGCCTGCTCGACAGGCTTGATCTGCTGATTGCAGGCCTATTCGGGGTCATCGTCGCCAGTTGGTGGCACAAAGACGACCTGACCGACTGGCGCGCCTGGATGATCTTCCTGATCACCGGCGTTGCCTGCGCCCTGTACCTGACGGGCATGGTCAGCGCCTACTTGGGCGTCACCGAGCCGAACACCGTAGCTGGCGTTGGCTTCCTGCTCGGCACCTTCGGCGGCTCCCTACTTGCCGCCATCAACCGGGCAATCAAAGCCGCTGACCTTTGGGCACTCATTCGCCAGAGGTTCGGGGGAGGCAACCAGCCATGAACCTTGAAACCATCAACACCATCGCCTGCGGCCTGATCGCCTTCTGGGCAACCTGGTGCGTGCTGAGCGGAAGGGTGCGCGACGGGGTGATCGGCAAGCTGATCTATTCAGCAATCGCCATCAGCGGGTTTGTCGTGACGGCTCGCAACCAGAGCCTGTTCTTCGGCCAGACCACTGCGGTGCTGACCATGCACGCCACGCTGGCCATGGCCGGGGTGCGACACATCTTCATGGTCACCTGGTGGCCGCGCGTGCAGGTGTGGTTGTGCCATGCGCTGCGCTGCGAGCACTGCCTGAAGAGTTGCCGCAAGGAATAGGCGCCACAGATTAGAGATGCGCCGTTTCGTGGCGCGACCACCAGAGGATTCATCATGGACAACCAGCACAAGAAGATCACCGGCTACCGCGACCTTAGCCAAAGCGAGATCGACGGCATGAACTCGATCAAGGCTCTGGAGGCTGACGCCGGTGAGTTGTTCAAGCAGATTGGCCAGATCGAGGGCGTGGACCAGCGAACTCTGGCCTTGGCCAAGACCAACCTACAACAGGGGTTCATGTGGTTCGTGCGCTCGATTGCCAAGCCTGCCGATCCGTTCGCTTGAATGGTGCACTTTGATCGCCGCCATTAGGATAGGGGGTAGTTGTAGCGGGTCAATAAAACGGGGGCCAATACAGCCCCCGTCCTATAGCGATGTTACTTGCGGCGCTTATCTACTTCTTGCGCCACACCCTTAAAGGGCGTCCCATCCGACTTCACATCCATGAAGCGCCCAGTGTTGGTGTCGCGCTTCACGTACGTGTCGTTTTGAGGGTTATAGGTCTGGGTGCGATCGCGAACCGAACCATTCCTATGTCCTTCACCTGTATTGGTAGCCATGTGCATACCCCTCCAGTTATGCCCGGCATCGGCTGCCGCCACCCCGCACACCCGCTGTACGCCAGAAATAGTTATGGGGATGGCAAAACGCTATGCAATGCCAGGGTAGGCCATCGTCTGTAACAACCTATTTCAATTTTCGGTACCCACTGGGTGGAGAGCTGCGAGGGGAAGATATGCGGGTAATTGAGTTTCAGCGCGAAAACTGGCGCGACGCCCCCCGGACCCTGCGCAAGATCGCAGACCAACTTGATAGCGGCGAACTACCCGTGTGCAGTATCGGCGTCATGGCCATGCGTGACCCAACCGGCCGGGTAAATCTATTCGCCTTCGGCCCGGTGGCGGACGACCTGCAGTCCCTAGCCATGTTTCGGCTGGCGGAGCAGAAGTTGATCGACGTACTACTTGAAAGCTGATCCGGTCGCCGCCACCTACAACCCACCCATATAACGGAGGGCTTGATGTGATGGAATTTAAGGTTGGTGATTGGGTTGAAGGTGCAGGCGTTGATTGTCCAATGCGGATCGTAGAGATCGTGCAAGCCTACCGAACTGACCCAGCGCCGCGAGCCCAGTGTGAGTGGGGAGCTGGAGCCAGTGTGCGCTCTAGGACTTTCAAGCTGTCAACGTTGACGAAGGCGAAAGCTAAAGCTAAAGCATAGAGCCGACGTTACAAGCCAACAGAGAGAACGACATGAAGCAACCCGACTGGGAGGCAATCGAACGAGCCTTCCGGGTCGGGGCGCCCCTTGCTACATGAACGTGCTAACGCTTAGACCAGCATCATATTCATGATTAACGCTCCAACTCAGTGGATTGATCTGTTGGCACCGGCTACCTTGAGGCTTCACGCAAGGAGTCCGGACATGGCAGATAAATTTGTTGGAAGAGTTGTTGGGCTTGGCACGGATAATGTCGAGTACGTCATCTACATCTACCAAGACGAGACCGTTGAGCGCTCTTCGAGCGGAATGGTCCGACATGAAGGCTTGAAGCATTTCGAAATGCAAATGGGTGGTGCGGTGAACAAGGTTTCCGAAACTGAGTACGAGATCGTGGCTACGGGAGTGAGAGTCACTGTGCATGATGATAAGAGCTAATCGGGTCGGCCTCTCGTGAGCGCTTGGTATGGAGTGCCGCATGTCAGGCCGGACGGAGCAGTCATCATGCATCGCTTGCGTTGAGCCAATCGCCTTTCGTCTTAGTACTCCCTCCAGCACTGAGTAGACTCCTGCCGTACCGGCACCGCAGTATCTTTCAAACACAAGGTGATCTATGGATAGGCCGTATCCTCCATCGTCACTGCTTGAACTGCCCGGCCTTGGTATCCGCTTGGCTCCAGCCTTTGAAGTATGGGAATGGCTTCAAGCCGAGATTCTCGCCGCCACCGGCAGCATCCATAACGAAGACCACGGCCATCTGATCGACGCCAACATCGGTGTGCTCTGGGCATCTTCCGGATTTGCCAAGCAGGGGCGGGTGGTTCTGGGCCAGGCCGAGCAAGTCATGTTCCGCGCTGGCGGCTGGCAGAAAGCTCGCCAAGAGCAGCAGATGCGTGACTGGTTCGGCGAAGAGCCTGAGTTCCTGATCACCCTTGCCGCTGACTACTGCGCCCAATGCTCCGACGCCGAGTTCTGCGCCCTGGTCGAGCACGAGCTTTACCACATCGCCCAGGCGACCGATCAGTACGGCGCCCCCAAGTTCACTCAAGAAGGTCTCCCGAAGCTACAGATGCGCGGACACGACGTTGAAGAGTTCGTCGGTGTAGTCCGCCGCTATGGAGCAGGGGAAGACGTTCAGCAGCTGATCGACGCTGCAAGTCGGCCGCCAGAGGTGGCCAAGATCAACATTTCGAGGGCCTGCGGAACCTGTCTGCTCAAGTCGGCGTGATTCTGGACAGGCTCTGGACGGATGAAAGCCTATGGCAGCCCTCAGCAACGACGTGAAGGCCTTTATCGTTCAGGCCTTGGCGTGCTTCGACACGCCTTCACAGGTGGTAGAGGCGGTCCAGAAAGAATTCAGCATCGCAGTGTCCCGCCAGCAGGTGGAGACGCACGATCCCACGAAGTACTCCGGCAAGGGTCTAGCCAGGCGCTGGGTGGCCTTGTTCGAGGACACACGCAAGCGGTTCCGCGAGGAAACAGCCGAGATTCCCATCGCAAATAGAGCGTTCCGGCTTCGCGGCCTAGGGCGAATGGCCGAGAAGGCCGAGAACATGCGCAACCTAGCGCTGACTGCCCAGCTGTATGAGCAGGCAGCCAAGGAATGCGGGGACATGTATGTCAACCGCAAGATCGAACCCGACAGACCCCTGGGCTCCCAGGCAGATCAGCCGCACGCCGTTGCTGAGTACAAGCTGGAGCCAGACGAAGGTGTCCCGACTACCCCGTACCTATGACCCGCCGGTGAAGCTGACGCCGAAGCAGGCGAACATCTACGTGTGGGGCTTCCAGCCGCAGGCGCGCTTCCGTGATGCGGTATGCGGGCGTCGGTTCGGCAAGACCTTCCTCGGCAAGGCTGAGATGCGCCGCGCGGCCAGGCTGGCTGCGGAGTGGGGCGTGAGTGTCGAGGATGAGATCTGGTATGGCGCGCCGACGTTCAAGCAGGCTAAGCGGGTTTTCTGGCGCCGATTGAAGCAGGCAATCCCTGAGGCATGGCGCGCAGCTCGGCCGAACGAGACCGAGTGCTCGATCACCCTCAAGTCCGGTCACATCATGCGTGTTGTCGGCCTGGACAACTACGACAACCTGCGGGGCTCAGGTTTGTTCTTCGTCCTGGTGGACGAGTGGGCGGACTGCCCGTGGGCAGCCTGGGAAGAAGTGCTCAGACCGATGCTCTCGACCTGCCAGTACACGATTCCCCAGACCGGAGAGTCGCGCAAAGGCGGGCATGCTCTGCGAATCGGCACTCCGAAAGGTTTCAATCACTGCTACGACACATACCGCGACGGGCAGCCGGGCGGGGAACCAGACCACAAGAGTTGGCAATACACGTCCCTGCAGGGCGGCAACGTTCCGGCCGAGGAGCTGGATGCCGCACGCCGAAAGATGGACCCGCGAACCTTCCGGCAGGAATACGAGGCCGGGTTCGAGAACTATGCCGGCGTCGTCTACTACACCTTCGACCGCGCGGAGTGCCGCACGAGCGAGCGGATCAAGCCAGGCGAGGCCATACACATCGGCATGGACTTCAACGTCATGAAGATGGCCGCCGTCGTGTATGTGGTCCGTGACGGCTTGCCGATGGCGCTGGATGAGTTCCATTCAGTGCGCGACACGCCGGAGATGATCGAGAAAATCAAGGTTCGATTCTCTGGTCACAGCGTTTCCGTGTACCCGGACGCCAGCGGCCAGAACACCAGCAGCAAGAACGCCAGCGAGTCGGATCTGTCGCTGCTCAAGAAGGCGGGTTTCACCGTCGTGGTCGACTCGCAGAACCCCGCCGTGAAGGACCGTATCAACGCGGTCAACGCCATGTTCCTCAACACCTACGGAGAGCGGCGCATGAAGGTCAACATTGACCAGTGCCCGCAGCTCACCCAGTGCCTGGAGCGGCAGACGTACACCGACAAGGGCGAGCCGGACAAGGACCCCAAGAAGGGGCACGACCACATGAACGACGCCGCCGGCTACTTCATCGCCAAGCGGTTCCCGATCAAGACTCAGTCCGCCGGCACTCGCCGCATCGGAGGTTTGGCGTAATGCCTGTTCAATCAACCAACCCAGACTACGACGCTCACATTGAAGAGTGGCGGATGATGGACGACGCCCTAGAAGGCGAGGGCGCTATCAAGCGCAGCCCGCGCAACCTGCCCAAGCCGAGCGGCATGACCGAGGCTGAGAAGCTGGACGGCGCGGGCAATGCCTACCTTTACCGGAATTACACCGACCGGGCCCAGTACGAGCACTGGGTGCGGGATTCGCTGCGCTCGATGATGGGCCTGGTCTCTCGGCTGATACCCGAGGTGAAGCTTCCCTCGGGGCTGAAAGGGCTGGAGGACAACGCCACGGCTGATGGCTTTGGCCTGACACAACTGTTCCTCCGGATCGTGCGCCAGGCCATCTCTCATGGCCGGGTACCGCTGGTGGTGAACATCGATGATACGGGCCAGCCGTACTTCGCCACCTACGCGGTGCGCAATGCCATCAACTGGGACACTGCCGACCAAGGTGGCCGTCAGGACCTGGTGTTGTCCGTGTTCCGTGAGTTCAGGCGCAAGGAGCAAGATCGCTACAGCCACGAATGCGAGACGGTCTACCGAGAGTTCTATATGGACGGTGCGGTCTGCCGCACGGGCGTGCGCAACAAGGCCGGCGAGCTGATCGAGGACGACCGCCCGCTGGGCACTGTCGACGGCAGCAACAACCTGGTGCGTGGTCTGGGCTACATCCCGGTCATCTACTGCGGCTCCACCGACAACTCGCCGGACGTCGACGAGATCCCGCTACTGACCATGGCCCGGGCCGCGCTCAAGTCCTATCAGCTCAGCGCCGACTACTTCACCGCGCTGCATCAGACCAGCCACCCCCAGCCGTGGGTGTCCGGCTTGGACGAGAGCGTGGAGCTAAGCGTGACGGGTCCTTCCGCAGCCTGGGATCTCGGGCCGAACGGTCAATGCGGCTATCTGGAGTTCCAGGGCGCCGGAATCGAAGCTGTCCGCACGGCTATGGAAGATCAGAAGAATGCGGCTCTCGAGGCGGGCGCCAAGGTCATGGACGTGTCCGGCACGGAATCGGGCGAGGCCCGCAAAACGCGCCAGAACGACCAGCACGCCACGCTGCACAGCATCGTCATCACTGCGGCTGAGGCCATCGAGCAGGCCCTGCGATACGCCGCAGAGTGGACCGGCTTCAACCCTGACGAGGTTGTCTTCACGGTCAAGCCTGAGTTCGTAATCCCTGAGGTCGATGCCCAGGTGCTGGCCGAGCTGCAGAAGAGCGTCATGGCCGGCACCATCAGCGCCGAGACCTACTGGCAGTACCTCATCACTGGCAAGCTGCCCGAGCACCCATACGACGAAGAGGCCGTGCTGATCGGCGACGACCACGGCGCGGGCGGCGTCAACTTGGACAATGACGATGGCGATGAAACCGGAGCAAACGGCGGACGAGAAGCTGCTGGAGCAGGTAAGCCGTCACTCGGTACTGCTTGAGCGTCTCAAGGCGGGCGAGGTCAAGAAGTTCGAGAGCTACCTGCGCCGGGCTGACAGCCATATCCGCGACCAGCTCACCCGCAGGGAGCTGACCACCTACGGCCGGAGCCGGCTGGAAGAGTTCCTGGGGCGGGTAGGGGGCAAGTTGCTCGATATCTACAAGGCCTTTAGCGACCGGATGCAGTCCGATCTGGTGGACATCGCGCAGTACGAGGCAGCGTTCGAGGGCCGCAGTCTGGCCAAGGCGCTGCTGATCGATGCGGTCATGCCGGCAGACTCGCTGCTCAGGGCGGCGATCAACACGCAGCCCCTGCAGGTGGCTGGCGTAGACGGCGGAAAGCTGCTGAACCCCTTCCTGAGCGGCTGGACCCGCACCGAGTCGGACCGGGTAACCAACGCTATCCGGATGGGCGTCGTGCAGGGCCAGACCAACGCCGAGATAACCCAGGCCATACGCGGCACCGCCGCGCAGAATTTCACAGACGGCGTGCTGGCGGTCACGAACCGAACCGCCCGGGCAGTCGTCCAGACCGCAGTCCAGCATGTAGCCACAACGGCGCGTATGGAAACGCTCAAGGCTAATGCCGAGGTGGTGCCGGGCTATCGGATCGTCGCCACCCTGGACCGAAAAACCAGCGTGCAGTGCAGGAGCCTGGACGGCCGCGAATACGAGATGGGCAAGGGGCCAGTGCCCCCGTTCCACATCCACTGCCGAACCACCATCACGCCGATCACCAGGTTGTCGGCGCTGTTCGGTCAAGGGGCCACAAGGGCAGCCGTGGGCGCGGATGGCGGCGGACAGGTCTCAGCCAGCCTCAGCTACTACCAGTGGCTCAAAACTCAGCCAGCGGCTTTCCAAGACGCCGCGCTGGGGCCGGTGCGCGGCAAGCTGTTTCGCGATGGCGGACTGACTGCCGAGCGTTTCGCCGCGCTCCAGTTGGACAAGAACTTCAAGCCGCTGACGCTGGACCAGCTTAAGGAGCTGGAGCCGTTGGCGTTTGAACGGGCAGGGATGTAGCAATAGGCGTCCTGCCCGTCCTCTCTCGCATCAGTAGTTGATCGTTACCGAGCTGGCGCCGCGAGCCTTGAGTTCTTGGATGATCTGCTCAACGGTGGCTTCAGCAAGCGAGACGTCTCCAATCTGCGCATTTTTGCCTTTCTGCAAGCCCACTCCGCTACCAAAGAGAAGTGCGTCGAGTTTCTCCCAGGTGGACTCACGAGGTGCACAAAAGCACGAATGCTCGGCGTTCTCGTATCGGGAAGGCATCGCTGGGTTGATGCCGATGGCCTTGGCCACCTCGGTGTAAGAGAGCCCCTTAGCTTCGCGAGCTGCTTTCAATGCTGCAGGGAACTTGGGGCTAGTGGGATGCGGAAGAGACATTTCGATTTCCTTGTTGTGTATTAGTATAGCGATAATACAGTATCAGTACAGTATTTCAAGTAAAAATACCTCCTCAGTGATATTGAGGATTTCCAGTGCCCGCCAGGCGGGCCCATCCAATCCCCAGGGGATAGCCACATGCCTTTTGACTTCGACCCGGCCGCCCACGGCCTCACCCTCGACGAAACCCAAACCACCGCGCTGAAGGCAGCGCTGGGCGGTGAGGTGCAGAAATTCCTGGACGGCGAGGTTTCGGGCCTCAAATCCAAGAACCGGGAGTTGATCGACTCCAACAAGACCATCAAGACTGAGTTGGACGGCCTCAAGGGCAAGTTCGAAGGCCTGGATATCGAGGCGGTCAAGGGGCTGCTGGTCAAGGCCGGCCAGGACGAAGAAACCAAGCTGATCGCCGAGGGTAAGCTGGACGAGGTCATCAGCCGCCGCACCGAGCGCCTGCGCACCGACCTGGACAAGCAGGTCAAGGCCGCCAACGAGCGTGCGGACAAGGCCGAAGCCTTCGCCGCCAAGTACAGCGACAAGGTGCTGGCCGATTCCATCCGCGCTGCCGCCATCAAGGCCGGAGCGCTGCCAGAGGCTACCGAGGACATCATCCTGCGTGCCCGAGGCACCTTCAAATTGGGCGAAGACGGCGAGCCAATTGCCACTGACCGTGCCGGCGAAGTCGTGTACGGGAAGGACGGCAAGACTCCGCTGTCTCCTCTCGAATGGGCGGAATCGCTGCGCGAAACCGCTACCCACCTCTGGCCAAGGGCTCAGGGTGCCGGGCAGACCGGCGACAACGGTGGCAAGGCCACGAAGAAATGGGGCGAGTACACCGAGACAGAGCGTGCCGCGATGGCTCGTGACAACCCCGACGCATTCAAAAAACTCCAAGCCACCCGAGGAACCTAACCCATGGCATCTACCCAACTGTCGGACATCTTCGTTGCCGACTACTACGGCACTCTGGAGCCGGTGAACTCTCCGGAAAAGACCGCCGTCTACGAGTCGGGCATCATCACCCGCTCGGCCACCCTGGACAACATCGCCAAGAACGGCCAGGGCACTTCCGAAATCAGCTACTGGCAGGATCTCGACGCCG